ACGGCGTGATGGCGACTTTTGACAACCTCGTTGCTGGCATCCAGATCGCATGGACGAGGGTGCAGGGGTTCATCACTGGGGCGAAGGACACGGAAGAGCGGGTTCAAGGGATCAAGGATGAGAACGCTGCCCGTGCAGAGCAGCGACGGCAGGAACGTCCAGGCATTGAGGGACGGACGGCAAAGGCTGCTGAACAAAACGCAGAGCGAGAGCAGGAACGGCAGGACAGAGAGCAAGCCATTCGAGACGACGCACAGGCGACGAAGGACGAGCGGCAGGCGGCGAACCAGCAGCGAGCAGACGACCGTCGTGCTGGCGTCGAGGCGGCGGAAGGAAAGTTGGCTGAAGCCACGACCGGCGCGAGTGAACGCCGGAAGGACGCCGCCACAGCTGCCAAGCTGATGGACGCTCTCGGGTCTGCGTCATCGCTGGACGACCTGACGAACATCGGCGCAAGCATTGACGCACTGATTGAGCGTGGCAACGTCGGCGGCGACGTGGAGTCAAAGCTACTGGACGCCTATTACGCAGCGTTCTCGCGTGTGAACGTGGCGACCGCAAGCGCTTCGACGGAAGACGCAACGCAAAAGGCGGCGACTGCCGGTGCCAATGCTGCCGGGTCTGACTCGTCAGTCAGCAAGAGCGAAGTCGCCGGCACGTTCTCAGCGAACCTCGGCGGCATGGGATTTGGCTCGTCGCTCGCTGAACGCACGGCAAAGGCTGCGGAAGAGACGGCGAAGAACACCCGCAAGATCGGTGAAGAAGGGGCGGTGGCAGCATGAGCCTAGTCTGGGTGGAAGACGGCGACTCTCGTCAGGCGACGATTGTGCGGCGTGGCCGGAAAGCGGCGTCGTCGTACGCCAAGAGCTACAAGATCTTCGGAACTGCCGACGATACGGTGCTGCACTCTGCAATCAACGCAGAGATCAGCGCGAACGGCAGGTATTGGCAATACCCAGGCGTGCCGGGCGTGCAGCTGATGGCAGAGTCTTATTCTGTCTCGTACCTCGGCGACAACGCTTGGCAGCTGACGATCAACTACGAGAAGACGGGTGCCGATGATGAAGCGACCGCACCGCTCAAGCGTGCTCGCTCATTCGACACGACCGGCGGGACGCAACACAAGACGCAGGCGGAAGCGGAGTCTCGCTTCGGCAATAACGCACCCGACCAGCAGAGGGCGATCGGCGTCGATTCAAACGGCGTCAACGGCGTGGACATCGTCGTTCCGCAGTTGTCGTGGCAGGAAAGCTATGACGTGCCGAATAGCTACGTCACGAGTGCGTGGATTCGCGGCGTGGCTGGCGTGACAGGCACGACGAACAACGCAGCGTTCCGTGGCTTTGAGGCGGGCGAGGTTTTGTTTCTCGGCTGCTCAGGATCGCAAGAGTGGGACGACCAAAAGGGCAGCGGCCCGTGGTCGTTGTCGTTCCGTTTCGCAGCGTCGCAAAACGTCACCGGACAAACGATTGGCGACATCACGGGGATCTCAAAAAAGGGTCACGAGTATCTGTGGGTGCGATATGAGGACGCCGTGTCGAGCAACTCGCTGCTGAAAAAGCCAAGGGCGGTGTACGTCAACAAGGTCTACAAAGACTCGAACTTCTCGACTCTCGGCATCGGAACAAGCTGATGCCACGCCCAGACGGACGCCTAGAGCCGGGACAGCCGCTACGCGGGGCGATCAGTGCCCGTGCGTGGAATCGTGCGCAGGACGCCGCCGACCTGGTGCTCGGTGCCAATCCCGGCACGGAAGGCGTGCCCGGCTCGACGGCGCTGAAGCCGTATACGTGGGTCTACTGCAAGCCTAGCACCACCGTCGCCCGCTGGGGCGTACTGGCGATCACGGGAGTCGAGATCACGCCTACGTCGTCGGCAGGCGGTGCTACGGCGTCGTTCGAGGAGATGCCCGTCTTGCAGGGCGGCACGCCGTCAGCGACCACGACAGCGTGGTGCGTAGCGGTTGAGCCGATTGAGAGCGGGAAGATCGGCAAGGTGGCGGTGGGTGGCGTGGTGCAGTGCAAGGTGCAGGTGGACAAGACAGACGACAAGTTCGTGGCGTGCGAGAGCACTGGGCTGAAGACGGGCACGACCGGCGAGGGGCTGATCCTGTGGAAGGAATCCGGCACGGGCAGCGGCAAGTGGGCGCTTGTGCGGCTTGGCACCACGGCGACTATTGAAGTCGATGTCGTAACCGGCGTGACGCTTGAATCGGGTGGTATCAAGATCACTAAGGAAACCGTGCACGTCATCGGCAAGAAGGTTCCAAAGCCGAGCGACACGACGATCCCGACAACGGCGTGCACCTGATGACACTCGCCACCAAAAACGGACAACTAATCGTCAGTGGCGGCAAACTTGCGGAGGGTTGCGGGTGTTGCTGCCCGAAGTACGCCAAGTTTGAGTGGATCGACGAGCCTCCTCCGTCTCCGGCAGGCCAAACAATCGCCGGCGTTGAGGACGTTGGGTTTTGTTCGTGCTACTGGTCGAACGGCGTCCCGCTCATGTTCGATCCGGGCCGTGATCTGCCCGTGCTAGGCGGATGCAACCTGCGAGGCGGCGTGAATCGCGGTGGACTAAGGCACTCGCGCGGCTACCGTTCTTTTGGTTTTTTTGGGTTGCAATTTAGTCCAATTGCAAACGCCGACCAAGGCACTGAGTCCGGGCTTTCGGCAGGCTTTATAGAACCATCGCAACCGCCCCCATACTTTGAATGTTTCAATAGCTTCCGTTGTTCTTTTCTAAGAGTCAACGGGCCAGAGCTTCACCTGCAAATAAGCGCTGCGAGCATGCAGACCTTTGTGATTGGCATGCACGCTGCGGGGACACAAGGTGCGATACTTGAGGGCGCAACAATCCCCAATAGACTCACGGGAAGCGGAAGCTATCGGTACAGGATTGTCGCATCAACGGAACAGGAAGTTCGTGCGATCAACGCCGCCGGTCTCGGAGTATCGCTAAAGGATTGCGGCGGGACGTATTTTGCACCTCCCGATTCGCCTTGGACGGCAGAAGTTGAGGCTGACGAAGTCCCGCCCGCCGCCGGGTCGTTTTTTGACAACTTCCCAAACAGCGTATGGGGACCGTATTTTCCCAACGGCACTATCGAGTCATGGTCGAATACGTTCACGGCCACCACGCTCACTTCAGCCGTAAACAACGAGCCGTTGCTGTGGACTCTTGCGGCTACTTCCGTGCCGCATCTGAGCGCGTCTGGCGTTATGTACAACGTGACTCTTGGGGGTTCGCCGGGCGGAACATCACTTAGGATAGCGACGGCCCTGAATGCGGCGGTGGCCCCGTACTCGTTCGGTGGCTCGGGTAACCCGTTCAGCAATCCAGGGGGCGATGCATGCGATGGGTGTCAGGTTCGATATGAAGCGTCTGGGACTCTTTCGAGGACGCGAATTCTTCAGCCGTTCACTGGCACCCCAAGCGGCTTTGTGCCTACTCTGTCCGGCGCGTACTTCCGAGACATCCTTTATTTCGACGACGTGCTCAGTCCATGCTTTAATGCGGTTTCTGATGCAACGTGGGAAATGTCTCCGACGCGGCGACAGATTTACCTTCAGTACTGGGCTGGCGGATTTTCGTACCCGCAGACTTTCTACACTTCGTCTCCCGCCACCGTCACCGTGACGATAAAGCCATGAGCCTTGCCGATGCGTCGGATGCTTTGCTGCGACGCGGCTTAAGCGGCAGTGTTGTCGCTAGGTTGGTGCTACTGCTGAGCAGGGCTGGAAGCGACTGGGTGAAATCCAACCGCCTTATCCCAGAGAGGTGGATTCAGGACGAACTTGTTGCTGCTGGACTGTGCGAGCATTGCGAGAAGTCTGCTAACGAAATCATGTCAGAATGCCTTGCTGGTGATGATTGGATGCCAGCCCTTCCGCAGCCGCCAGTACCACCACCCGACCTCGCCCGCACCGACGCTCCCTCGTTCCTTGAGAAGGTCCGCAACTTCGCCAGCGCCGCCGTCTCGCACGTCGCCGCAGGCATGCCCATGTGCTCGGACGAAGAGATCATCCGACGCCACGACATCTGCCTCTCCTGCGAGCACCTCAAGGACAACGCCTGCCAGTTGTGCGGGTGCCCGGTGGCACGGGCTGCGGGGTATGTGAGCAAGCTGTCGTGGGCCGACCAGGAGTGCCCGGCGGGCAAGTGGGGCAAGGTCACGCCATCCGCTTGACAGTGCTGCCACGCTAGGTGGCATGGGACGCGCCAAGCACACGCCGCCGCAGCCACCAGCAAAGGCGGTGATCTTGCCGCCGGAGTTGGACGACGACGAGGAGCACGCCGGCGGCGGCATCCCAGACGATGACGGGTGGATCAACCTGCGCAAAAAGGAGGGAACTCGTGACGACGAAAAGCCGAAGCGGCGGGCTGCTCGAAGACGTCCGCAGAGAGATGTCTGAGGTGCGGCATGGTCCGTCCTGCTGGTGGGATCGAGTAGATCCCAAGCACCTCGACGAACTGCAAGCACTCAAGCAGGCGTGGCAGTCCGGCGAGCTTGGCACCCGAAAAAAGACGCTCGCCCGGTCGATCTCGAACAACATGCGTGCTCGTGGGATTTCCAACGTCGGCACGCAGGGGGTGCTTGCATGGCTCGAAAAAGCCTGAAGGCTGCGGTCGCCAGAGACATTGCCAAGGACAGCGTCGGCAAGGCTGCTGCCGCCAACCCTGACGCAGAACAGGTGACGCAGTCGCAGAACGGCAGCACGCTTGAAGCACGCTCCACGAGCCGACGCATCAAGACCGTCGAAGATCTGCTGCGGCACATCGAGGCGGACATGAGCCGCTTTGAGATCGCAGCCAGCGAGGCGACCAAGTGGGAGTGCGGCGACGGCGACGGCGGCAGCATCGAACTGCATCGTGTGTTTGTGAGGCTCAAGCCAAAGGGCGGGCCGACAACACGGGAAGTCGTGGCGGCGATGATTGACGGTGCGAAGAAGGACATTCGGCGGGCTATACCCAAACAGGTATATGCCAAGCCGAAGCGTGACGGACTGTGGCAGGTGCTGGTTGTCGCCGATCCGCACTTCGGCAAGTACGCATGGGCCGGCACGACCGGCGGCGATGACTACGACCTTGACCACGCCGCCCGCCTGGTGGGCGACACTGGCTCGCAGCTGCTCTCGGTGGGCAATGCCCACAATCCCACCAGACGCACGATTGCCTTCGTTGGCGATCTCTTCCATTACGACCGACCGGACGGCAGTACCACAAGTGGTACACCGCTAGAGCGTGACGGGCGGCTTCAGAAGATGATCGAGGTGGGCTGCAATACTTTGCTTGCAATCATCTCGCTGTCGTCTGAGACGGTGCCGACCGACGTTGTGATCGTCAACGGCAACCACGACGAAGTGCTGACGTGGACGTTTCAACGGATCATGCACGAGCGGTTTCGTGGTCACAAGCGAGTGACCATCAAACCCGACTTCACCGGGCGGCAGTATCTCACGCACGGTCGCAATCTGCTGGGCTTCGCTCACGGGCATCGAGCCAAGCGAAAGCTGCCGCAGATCATGGCGTTGGAAGCGTCCCGCCAGTGGAGCGAGTGCCCGTATCGTGAATGGCACACTGGGCACTTCCACTCGCAGGCTGCGGAGTGGCAGCGACCAATCGAGACGCTCGACGGCGTGATCGTTCGCACGGCACCGGCTCTCTGCCCGCCTGACGATTGGCACAGCGTCAACGGATTCATCGGCTCACGGCAGGCAATGGAGACGTTCTTCTACGACCACGCCGGCGGGCTGTCGTCCATGCACGTCGCAGGCGTGAGGGCTTGACGCATGGACTACGAATTGACTGACGAGTACATCGCCGAGGCACGCCAGCGAGCGTATCGCTATCAGGGGCAGTGGTGCGGCACATCGGGATCGCTGGCGGCGGATGTCGCTCGCCTTCTAATCGAAAGGAAAAAGATGCAAGGATTTATTACAGATCTCGAAAACTCCAATGCTGCACTGCGTGACGCTGTAGAGACTCGCCTTGCCGGCGGATGCTGCGACGGTGGCAAGTGCCACGCCAAGGAAGACGCGCCAGAGCGGTGGCGTGAGATTACGCAGGCGAGCGCCGAGAAGTACTACGCCGAGCGTGAGGAGCAGATCCCGGCGGATTGGATCTTGCAAGGACAGCGAGAGATGGAAGCGGCACCGGACGACATCCGGTGGAGCGGCGACAGCATCCTTGCCAAACAGAGCGACGACATCCGGCCAGGCACTACAGCCAAGTTTGGCACGGGTGCCGTACGCTCGTCCGACGTTGAGCAGTTTCGGTATGACCTTGTCTCTCCAATCGGTCTGCGAGAAGTCGCCCGTGCGTGCGCCGAGGGCGCTGAGAAGTACGGCGATTGGAACTGGGAGAAGGGCATGCCCGTGCATGACCTGCTGAACCACGTCATCGCACACATCTACAAGTTCCTCGGCGGCGACAGAAGCGAGCCGCACCTCGGGCACGCTGCGTGGGGAATGCTGGCTGCAATCCACTCGCAGGAGCTTTGGCCGCACCTCAACGACGGAAAGCTGCGTGGCGACGGCTGCAAGGCACCGGACGCTGAACGCTTGTGATCCTGCCTTGTGGGGGATATAAATAGCGAGTCCCGGCGAGTGCTTCAACATTCGCCAGGACTCTGACCACCACGCCTACGCAAATAGGAGAGTTGGCTATGTCTGACTGTAACAAGTCGTCAAAGCGGCGCGCAAATGAAACGCCGCAGCAACGAGAAAAGCGACTTGCGTATCACAGAGAGTGGATGCGTCGCTTTCGATTGGCGCACCCTGAAAAGTCCAAGCAACCCAACGCTGCATGGCGAGAGCGAAATGCAGTCCTAGTAAGAGAGAAGTCCAGGGCGCGATATTTGGCGAAACGAGACGAAATCATTGCGCGGGTGTGCGCTTACGCAAAGCGAAATCGTGAAAAGATCAACGCAAGAAATCGCGCTCGCGTGGCGGAAGATCCCGCTAAAGCCCGCGACTTGCAGAGAGCCACCTATCTAAGATGCAGAGAAAACGATAAGGCGAGAAGGGGCGCGAAGAGACGCGAACTGGCTGCGTACATGAGACACAAGCGGGCATCCGATCCGTGTTTTCTTGTTGCCGACAGACTTCGCCGCAGAATCAACGGTGCTCTTTCTCGCCAGTCTGCTGGTAAATGTGCCGGGCTGGTGGATGTTGCTGGCTGCTCGCTCGCTGACCTTGTGTCGCACATCACGCGACAATTTGTTGACGGCATGTCTTGGGAAAACAGGTCTCTTTGGCACATTGACCACATAATTCCATGCAGCGCCTTTAACTTGACTGATCCAGAGCAACAGCGTGTCGCATTTCATTACACCAACCTTCGCCCGGCATGGTCGGCGGACAATTTGCGAAAGCAAGCAAAAATCCCAGGCGGTCAGTTGCAGTTGTTTTGGGACGAATCCCACGTTTCTAGGGCTGCCGGGCGGCTAGCAAGCCGAGCCAGTCACACCCGGTCACTGTAGCCGCCTAGCCGCCCTAGTCTGGCGGCATGGTCACTGACGCACCGCTTGCTGCCGCACACCCTTTCCTCGACATCGAGCACAAGGTGAGTGCGTTCCTGACCACCTCTAAAGTGCT